GTATCAGCAGGTTCTGAACGGCTGGCCGCCAGAAGCCATTGGTAAAGCCGAAATGCAGATTAAGCTGCTCTCCGGAATGCTTGTTCCTGTTGAGGATGACAACGCCGACGATCCAGATGCATCTGCCGAAGCCAAAAGCGCAGAAGCTGTTACGGCGGAAAAGCCCTTGCCAGCGAGCTGAAGTTTGTCCTGAATCTGGCGCGCGAGTTCGGGCGACCCGACTGGCGCGCCATGCTGGCTGGAATGACTTCCAGTGAGCTGGGCGACTGGCACCAGTTCTACCGGGAGCATTATTTTCAGGACGCGCAGCTCGATGTGCATTTCTCCGGGCTGCTCTATTCCATCTCAACTCTTTTCTTCCGCGATCCGGAACTTACCCCCGCACATTTCAGCCTGCTTTCACCTTCCAGTAGCGTCATCAGCGATGACGAACCGGATGATGACACGCTGATGACTGCCGCTGAGGGGATCACAGGAGGTATCCGATATGGCCCAGCAGATTAGCGATCTGGTTATTAAGCTGGATGTTGACCGCGCCACCTTCAGCGAGCAGGTCGCCCGAATCAAAGGGCAACTGACTGGAATGGCGGATGAGTCTGATAAAGTTCAGGCGCGAATGCAGCGCGCAGCGGACCGTCAGAGCGCGGCACTAAAGAGCGTGGGCGACGCTGGTGCAGCAGCAGCTACAGAAATGAAAGCCCGACAGTCTGCCGCCACGGAAGGGCTGACAAAAGACTGGCAGAACGTTTCCAGGTCCGTTGATGAAACTCACCGCCGCGTGACCGAGCTTAATCAGCGCATGCGTGAGAATGATGGGCAGGCCGCAGCGCTTGCCCGTCGACAGGATGAACTGGCGGCATCATTTTTCCGTCAGATTGACGGCGTTCGTCAGCTCAATGGTGAAACACAGTCTCTTGCGAATGTACAGGCGCGCTTTCGCGCGGCAAGGGCACAGGGCAACATCACCCAGCAGGATTATCTCGCCCTTATTTCCCGCACCACGGCCCGGCAAAAAGAGCTGCAGGTCGTTGAAGAAAAAACAGCAGCCGCGCGTACGCGATTCCTCAGCCAGCTGAAGCAACAGGTCGCAGAGCAAAAACTCTCTGGCACTGAGCTGCTGCGCATGAAGGCGGCGCAGGTTGGTGCCAGCGATGCGGCTGAGGTCTATATCCGCAAGCTCGAAGCTGCCAAAGTTGCCACGCACGGCCTCGGGCTACAAAGTTCGGCGGCGCGCCGTGAAATTGGCATCCTTGTTGGTGAGGTCGCAAGAGGGAATTTTGGAGCGCTACGCGGCTCTGGTATCACGCTGGCCAACCGTGCTGGCTGGATAGATCAGCTGATGACATTACGCGGGCTGGGTATGGCGACCGTTGTTGGCGGTATTGCAGCTGCTGTAGTAGGGCTGGGCAAAGCCTGGTATGACGGCAGCAAAGAGTCTGAGGAATTTAACAAGCAGCTGATCCTGACCGGGAACTACGCGGGGAAAACGTCAGGGCAGCTTCAGGCGCTGGCGCGCTCGCTGGCCGGTAATGGCATCACGCAGCATGCCGCTGCAGGCGTGCTGGCGCAGGTCGTTGGAAGCGGCGCGTTCAGCGGTAATGACGTCAGTATGGTCAGCAATGTTGCCGCCAGGCTGCAGCAGGCTACCGGGCAAGCTGTCGACGAAACCATAAATCAGTTTAAACGGTTGAAGGATGATCCGGTTAACGCGGTCGCGACGCTCAATGATTCCCTGCACTTTCTGACGGCCACCCAGTATGAGCAGATCGCCTCTGCCCAGTCACTGGGGGATTCACAGAAAGCTGCCGAGCTGGCGATGCGCGCATATTCTGACGCGGTCATTCAGCGCGCCGGTGCGGTCGAGGATAACCTTGGCTCGCTCGAAAAAGCCTGGCGTTGGGTTAAAGATGAAGCTAATCATGCATGGGATGCGATGCTCGGTGTTGGGCGTAACCCTGATACCGCAATGAAAAGGCAGGAATCTTTTGCTGAATGGCAGGCAGCGGAAAAAAAATACCGTGCCTTATCCAACAACCTCAAGGTTGACCCTAACTACTCGGGGAATAATCCTCTGCAAAAAGCTGATGCGGAACGGGTAAGAAGCGCGCTATACGAACGGGATCTGAAGAAGCAGGCTTACGATCTTGCGGACCAGCAATACGCCCAGGAAGGGCTGGCAGCAGCGCGTGAAAAAATGCGGATGGACCAACAAAATCAGGCTATCCGGAATCAGCAGCAGTTTAATCAGCTGGTCGAAGCTGGAACAACAGCGGCTGAAAAAAGGGCGTTGCAGGAGAAAGATCTTAATAAACTTATTGAGAAAAACCGTCAGGATGCAAAGGATGGCATCGCCACGCTGTGGACTGACAAAGATATTGCTACAGCACGGGCAGGGATAGAAAAGAAGTGGAAGGATGCCAAAACGCCGAAGGGCAAAAGCTATTCAACGCCAGCTGGAGACAAGGCCGAGGAAAAGGCGCAGGCCGAGCTTCTAACCCTTCAGGCCCAGCTTAAAACGCTCGAGCAGCATACCAGCGTAAACGACATCATTAGTAAACAGCGCCAGGACCTCTGGCAGACTGAAAACCAGCTTGCAGTCCTGCAGGAAGCATCCGGTCGGCGACAGCTTACGGCGCAGGAAAAATCCCTGCTGGCCCATAAGGAAGAAACGCTTGAGTACAAGCGGCAGCTTGCCGACCTGGGCGATAAAGTCGCTCAACAGCAAAAGCTAAACCAGCTTGCCGACCAGGCGGCTAAATTCCATCAGCAGCAGAGTGCGGCGAGGGCCGGTATTCAGGCTCAGTCAGAAGGTGTATCCAACCGACAGGCCGGGAGAGAATCAACCCTCAAGCGTCTCAGCGAAGCGTATTCCTACAATCCAGCAGAGCAGCGAAAGGTTCTTGAAGATCAACGAGCGACCTTTGCGGAGGAAGATGCGCTGCGCGCAAACTGGCTGGCCGGTGCGAAGCAGGGCTGGGCTGAGTATCAGGATTCAGCGACAAACGTATTTAGTTCTGTACAGCAAATTTCTCAGGCCACCTTCACGGGGCTGGCTGGTCAGCTCACCAGCCTGGTGACAACCGGCAAAGCAAGCTTCAGGGACTTCACCACCTCGATCCTCAAAATGATTGTGAACGTTATTAACCAGCTCCTGGTGGCTTACACCATCCAGAGTGCAATGGGCTGGATAAGTGGCGGTACCAATACGGCCTCTGCAGGACAGTCATTCGCGGTACCGTCTTTCCGGCCCCCGGGCTACGACGTGGGTGGTTACACGGGGCATGGCGGCAAATATGAGCCTGCAGGTGTTGTCCATCGTGGGGAGTTCGTTTTCACCAAAGAGTCAACCAGCCGTATTGGCGTGGCGAATCTCTATCGCCTGATGCGCGGGTATGCCACGGGCGGTCTGGTCGGTAGTGGTAACGCCGCAGCTGCTGGTATGGGTGGCGTAAGTGTTTATGCCCCTGTTTCAGTTACAACCGGGCAATCCGGCGACCAGAGGCAGCAACAGAATAGTGGTGCGTTAGCTCAGGCCTACCAGAAAGTGGTTGATCGCTCGGTGCGAGAGGGGATCGCCCGTGAGATACGGCCTGGTGGAATTATCTGGAATGCGAATAAACAGAGGTGATTAATGGCCATAGAGCATTTTTCCTGGCGGATTCAGGCTGCCAGCCAGCCAACCCTCACCAGCAAAGACACAGTCAGAACGGCGCAGTTTGGCGACGGGTACAAACAGGTAAGCGGGGCTGGTCTCAATGATGAGGTTCTGAATTATGCCTTCTCCTTTACCGGTGATCCGGTAACGGCCAGGGAGATTCATGCGTTCCTCCGTAGGCATAAGACCAAATCATTCACCTTCACGCCTCCAGGCGGTGATTTGGCTCTCTGGCGTGTTGAGGCAGACAGCCTACAGCGAGTCACCCTGAATAAAAAAGTGGAAACCGTTACGGCAACTTTCGAACAGGCATTTAAACCATGAGCTTAAACGCGGATTATCAAAAGCTGGAACCCGGCAGTGAAGTCAGGCTTTTTGAAGTGGACGGGAGTGCTTTTGGCGTGGGCGAGATTTTACGATTCCACGCCTACAACATACCTCATACTGAACAGGAGATTATTGCTGCAGGCGGAGATGAAGCCAAACTTCCTGCCAAAAGTATCTGGTGGCAGGGGGAAGAGTACTCGGCCTGGCCGTGCCAGATTGAAGGTATAGAGACATCCACAGATGGCAACTCTGCCCAGCCGAAGCTTTCGGTTGCCAACCTGGATAGCTCGATTACTGCATTATGCCTCGCCTATGACGACATGCTGCAAGCGAAGGTTACGATCCATGACACGCTGGCAAAATACCTTGATGCGAAGAACTTTCCAGACGGCAACGCTACGGCAGACCCTACGCAGGAAAAGCTTAAGGTGTTCTACATCGATGCCAAAAGCAGTGAGACAAACGAGGTTGTTGAATTTACGCTTTCCAGTCCGATGGACCTGCAGGGGCTGATGATTCCTACACGCCAGCTGCATTCTCTTTGTACCTGGTGCATCCGGAACAAGTATCGCACAGGCGACGGCTGTGATTATGCTGGGACCCGGTATTTTGACAAGCACAATAATCCGGTTGACGATCCGTCTCTGGACGAATGCAACGGCACATTAACGGCCTGCAAATTTCGCCATGGGGACGCTAACGAGCTGCCGTTCGGCGGCTTCCCCGGCACATCCCTTATCAGGAGTTAAAATGCGTCAGAAAACCATTGATGCCATTATGGCCCATGCTGCAGCTGAGTACCCTGACGAGTGTTGCGGAGTGGTGGCGCAGAAAAGCCGCGTCGAGCGCTATTTTCCCTGCCGCAACATTGCTGACGATCCCACGGAGAATTTTCATCTTTCTCCGGAGGATTATGCTGCCGCTGAGGATTGGGGAACGGTGATTGCCATTGTTCACAGCCACCCGAACGCGACGACGCAGCCGAGCGAGCTGGATAAGGCGCAGTGTGATGCTACTCTGCTCCCGTGGCATATCGTTAGCTGGCCGGAGGGAGACTTGCGGACCATCCAACCTCGCGGTGAACTTCCCCTGCTGGAACGCCCATTTGTACTGGGACATTTCGACTGTTGGGGGCTGGTGATGAGCTACTTCCGGCAGACCCACGGCATCGAGCTGCACGATTACCGGGTGGAATATCCGTGGTGGGAAGACAACTATCCTGATAATTTCTACCATGATTGTTGGTACGAGTGCGGATTCCGCGAATTCGACGGACCGCCGCAGGCAGGTGATATGGTGATCATGCAGGTTCAGGCCAATAAGTGGAACCATGCGGGCATCCTTCTGGAGGGCAATATGCTGCTGCACCATCTGTACGGACATCTTAGCCAGCGGGTTCCGTATGGAGGTTACTGGCAGGAACGGACAATGAAGATTCTACGTCACAAAGAAAGAATTTAGGCCCATGATAGTGGGCTTTACGCAAGTCTTCTCGTTTTGTTGCTGCTCTAATCCCTGCTACCATTCTGGTAAATTAATCAAAAGGGATAGGGATATGAAAAAGTTATTTGTCACCTTGGGTATTCTTTGGCTTTTAGGGTGTACGAGTATGCAAGATATGAGGAACAACCAACCGATACTGGTTGCCTCTAGTGATAAAAGTCCTTCTGAATTAGCTGAGTGCATTTTACAAAAATGGCAATTACAAACTGTGTTTAATGTTTTTATGCAGCCACGAGGAAATGGTTTTACTGTGTATTTAGAAGGACAATGGGAAGTTGCAGATATTGATGCTATAGGTAAGAATTCAAAGGTTTCTTTGTATAAGAAGGGTTCGATGTTCGACGGTCCATACAAGAAATATGCTAATTGGGTTAACGAATGTCTTTGAGTCTTACCTAACTTAAATGCCGCTGTAATAGCGGCTTTATTTCAGGTGAATGCAATGCAAGAAATAATGACGGACATTGAACTTGGTGGAGTGTTAGGGAAATTATTCGGAAGGGTTCATAAGCGAGTTATTTCTACTCCCCACGAAGCAGGTAAAGCGTTGGCTGCTACGGTTAAAGGCTTTGAGCAGTATATGATAAGCAGTAAAGCTCGCGGATTAACATACGCAGTTTTTAAAGGTAAAAAAAATCTAGGCGTAGATGAATTAGGTTATCCCGTCGCAGGCGAGATTATTAGAATTGTCCCTGTAATAATCGGAAGCAAAAAGGCTGGGTTATTACAAACAATATTAGGTGTTGTGATTGTGGCTGCAGCTGTTTTTGCAGGGCCAGCGGGAATGGCTGTGTTGTCGGGGGCGCAGGCTTTTAGCGTTGGAGCTATCGGTGCTTCAATGGCTCTTGGTGGTGTCATTCAAATGCTATCCCCTCAGCCAACTGGGTTAGCCAGCAAGCAATCAGCGGACAATAAAGCCAGTTATGCCTTTGGCGGTGTAACTAACACTGCATCCCAAGGCTATCCGGTACCTTTGCTTTATGGGCGCAGGCTAATTGGTGGAGCAATTATCTCCGCAGGGATTTACGTCGAAGACCAGCAGTAATTTTTTCACCTCTTTCAGGCCACCTTTCGGTGGCTTTTTTTATGGGCGTAATATGGCAACTGAAACCATTATTAAAGGCCGCAAGGGCGGCAGTTCCAGCGGCAGAACGCCGACCGAGCAGCCAGATGATCTGCAGTCCGTTGCGAAGGCAAAAATACTGATTGCACTGGGAGAGGGGGAGTTTGCTGGAAACCTTACCGCGCGTGATATCTACCTGGACGGCACACCACTGGAAAACTCGGATGGCTCGCAAAACTTCAGCGGTGTAGCGTGGGAGTTTCGCCCAGGCACACAGGCGCAGAAATATATCCAGGGGATTCCCGGTACCGAAAATGAGATAAATGTAGGGACTGCAGTTTCCAGCGATACGGCCTGGACTCATACATTTACCAACACACAGCTCTCCGCTATACGCCTTCGCTTGAAGTGGCCATCACTGTTTGAACAGAAAGATAACGGCGATCTGGTCGGCTATTCGGTTAATTATGCTATCGAGCTGCAGACTGACGGCGGTACCTGGCAGACGGTGTTGAATACCAGCGTTACCGGCAAAACGACATCTGGTTATGAACGTAGCCACCGTATCGACTTACCGCAGGCAGGAAGCACATGGACGGTACGGCTGCGTAAGCTGACTAAAGATGCCAACAGTGCGAAAATTGGTGACGCGATGACGCTGCAGAGCTACACCGAGGTAATAGACGCCAAGCTGCGTTATCCAAATACTGCTCTGCTTTATATTGAGTTCGACTCCAGCCAGTTTAATGGCTCTATCCCACAAATTTCATGTGAGCCGCGCGGGCGTGTCATCCGCGTTCCTGATACCTACGATCCCGAAACACGCACCTACAGCGGCACATGGACTGGAGCCTTTAAGTGGGCATGGACGGATAACCCGGCGTGGATTTTTTACGATCTGGTTGTCACCGACCGATTCGGATTGGGTGATCGTCTCACTGCGGCCAATATTGATAAATGGACGCTTTACCAGGTGGCGCAGTATTGCGACCAGCAGGTGCCTGATGGTAAAGGCGGTAATGGCACAGAGCCTCGCTATATCTGCAATGTATATGTTCAGGAAAGAAATGATGCCTATACGGTGCTCAGGGACTTTGCTGCCATCTTCAGGGGGATGACGTACTGGGGCGGCGATCAGATTGTAGCGCTGGCAGATATGCCCCGCGACGTGGACTACAGCTACACCCGGGCGAACGTTATTGACGGGCGGTTTAACTACGCGAGCAGTACGTCAAAAACGCGATACACCTCTGCGCTCGTATCGTGGTCCGATCCGGATAATGCCTACGCAGATGCGATGGAGCCAGTTTTTGAGCAGACACTGGTGGCACGCTACCGTGGATTTAATCAGCTCGAAATGACCGCCATTGGCTGTACCAGGCAGTCAGAGGCTAACAGGAAAGGACGCTGGGGGATTCTGACCAACAATAAGGATCGCGTGGTTTCGTTCGATGTGGGACTGGACGGAAACATTCCGCAGCCTGGCTACATCATCGCCGTTGCAGATGAGTTGCTTTCCGGAAAAGTAATGGGTGGCCGCATCAGTGCCGTTAACGGTCGAGTCATCAAACTAGACCGGGTTCCTCATGCTGCTGCAGGTGATCGCCTGATACTCAACCTTCCCTCCGGAGCTTCACAGAGCAGGACCATTCAGGCGGTTAACGGGGAATCGGTCACAGTCACAACGGCATACAGCGAGACGCCACAGGCCGAGTCAGTTTGGGTGGTAGAGTCAGATGAACTCTACGCGCAGCAGTACCGCGTTGTCAGTGTTTCTGACAACAATGATGGCACGTTTACTATTACTGCGGCATACCATGACCCTGATAAATATGCTCGGATTGATACCGGTGCAATCATCGACCAGCGGCCAGTGAGCGTCATTCCTCCGGGAAACCAGGTTCCTCCGGCAAACATTGTGATCAACTCTTTCTCGGTGGTTCAGCAGAATATCAGCGTTGAAACTATGCGTGTGAGCTGGGACCAGGCGCAGAACGCTATTGCCTATGAAGCACAATGGCGGCGTAACGACGGGAACTGGGTTAACGTGCCGCGCAGCTCCACCACGTCGTTCGACGTCCCGGGGATTTATGCCGGACGCTACCTGGTGCGCGTGCGCGCAATCAATGCCGCAGAAATTTCATCCGGATGGGGCTATTCAGAAGAGAAAACGCTGACGGGTAAAGTGGGCAATCCACCGAAGCCGGTTGGCTTCATCGCTTCTGAAAACGTGGTATTCGGTATCGAGTTGAACTGGGGGTTCCCGGCGAATACCGACGATACGCTGAAGACGGAAATTCAGTACAGCCCGACCGGTACTGAAGACGATGCGATGCTGCTGGCTGATGTGCCTTACCCGCAGCGCAAATATCAGCAGATGGGCCTTAAGGCTGGGCAGATTTTCTGGTATCGCGCTCAGCTGATTGACCGAAGCGGCAACGAATCAGGGTACACAGAATGGGTGCGTGGGCAGTCCAACATTGATGTTTCTGATGTAACTGATTCAATCCTAAAGGATATGGAAGAAACAGGAGTACTGAAGGATTTGGTAGAAAATGCTGTAGACAGTAATGAAAAAATTGCTGGTATGGTCGACGATATCAAGCAGAATGCTGATGACCTGGAGAAACAGGCCAAAGATATTCAGGAGAATGCAGACGGGATTGCACAGGCCGCAGTTAAAATCGATGAAATTTCTGTTTCAATGGACGGCATGACTGGAGGGGTGAAGAACTCGTCAATCGCCATTATCCAGAACGGACTGGCGCAGGTTACTTCCCGCCGTTCACAAACTGTGACGAATGCAGGTAACAGCGCCAGCATTGACCGCATTGATACCACCATTGCGGATACCAGTTCAGCGGTGGCCCGCGCGCTGGTGACGCTGGATGCGTCTGCAGGTGGCAACATCTCCAACTCTACCGACCTCACCGAAACGTTGGCTGACTTCACGCAGGCATCGGCAACAAAGATAAACACGCTTACTGTTACCTCAGGAGAAAACAGCGCTGCCATAACGGTAAATGCAAAGGCCGTGGCTGACGTTAACAATAACCTCAGCGCGATGTACAACATCAAGGTTGGCGTTTCCAGCAACGGGCAGTATTACGCCGCTGGGATGGGGATCGGTGTTGAAAACACGCCGTCAGGAATGCAGTCGCAGGTAGTCTTCCTTGCAGATCGTTTCGCAGTCACCACTGCAGTTAATGGCACCACGACGCTGCCTTTCGTTATCCAGAACGGACAGACATTTATACGTGAGACCTTCATTCAGGACGGGACGATTAGCAACGCTAAAATTGGTAACTATATTCAGTCCAATGATTATGTGGCTGGCTCGAAGGGCTGGAGCATCCCCAAAAATGGCTCACCAGAGTTTAACAGTGGAACCTTCCGTGGGGCGCTTTACGCCACAACGGGTAACTTTGGCTTCAGTGGACCGAACAAAGCAACGGTGATTGACAGCAATGGCGTCACTATCAACCTGACCGGAGGCGGCCGCATCGTACTTGGAGAATGGACATAATATGCCAAGAGGACTACTGATTGACCTGAATGACGGAGGAAAGCGCATGGAGATAACGGCGGGCCTGAGGTGCCCGTCGTTTGGAGCCAGTTTTGATAGTGGATACCAGAAAGCAAAGTATGTGGACATTGCTGATTACGTTGCAGGAGCGCAGGTTCTGTTTATACCGCATGCGACTGCCTATGTTGATGCAGGCCTGTGGCATAAAATGAATTCCATCAGTATCTCTGGCGGCAGGGTTACGCAGAATTCAAGAATGCAGTCCCTGGGCATAAGTGAAAGGGATAGCACCTATACGTTCCCTGGCAGTGTCTGGCAGATATTCCCGTCTGGCCAGCGAAGCGGAGTGGGCCTGCTCATCAGCGACAGTACTGACTTCACCTCGATAACCAATGCGACACAGTCAGGGCAGTGTATCTGGAAGGGTACCGTAAGCGTTCCGACCGGAGGATGGGCGGTTCCTACGATAGCAGGATACGACAAGTCGAAGTACGTCGTCTTTGGCCGCTGCAATAGCGGCAATACGATTGACTTCGACGGTAATACGGTCAGGTTCTTCAGCCCTCCGTCAACAAACGATGACGCTCCCGCAACCGGTACGATAGACATCGTTATCTTCGCAAGTGGCGTGGCGCCACAGCCTGGTACCGGCCTCAATATTTTTAATGCTGCAGGGGCCTGCACCTTTTCAACCACAAAACGACCATTCGTATACCTCAACCAACTCTGGACCCCTTCGACAAGTGCCGTGAGCATCGGTAACGGATATGTTCCGCTGGGTAGGTTTGGGCTAATGGTGCATACGGTAAACGGCATGTATGTATATCGAATGTTCGGAATAAAAATACAGAACGGCAACGCGTCGGTTCAGGGCGGGAAATATATTGGTCGCGAGCAGTATGCCATTTTCGGTAATAACACGGTAACGTCGCTCAGCCTTCCAGTCTTGCCCGATATGTACGTCTGAATTAACTGTCTATTCAAATCAACCTCGCTCCGGCGGGGTTTTTTATTACCTGGAGAAAATATGCTTTATAACACTGGCACCATCGCCATTAACGGAAATACCGCAACCGGCACTGGCACAAACTGGACGGCAC